TGTGGGTAATCCAATGCTTCTTTGATTGGCGGCATGTATATCATCTTCAAGTAGTGTCTTCTTAAAATTCCCACTGTCGTATACAGACATATAATGTGCCAAAGTACGTAACTCCAAAGACTGAAAATCAACACCAACAAAATCCATATCGGCATCAGCAATAAATAACTGACGCATTTGAGTACCATATGGACTGGCTTTCGAAACAACTTGACCCAAGTTTGGATGGAAGTGTGTGCATCTTCCTGTGACTGCTCCATTTGTGATGAGTTTGCCATAAATTCTATCTCCTTTAATTAGTTTTAAATATGCCTGTTCGCCTGTAGCCAACTGGCTTATTCGTTTTTGTATTAATAAATATTCTGCTAATATTTTTGCTTCAGGATAAGGAAGTGATTTTAATACTGCTTCATTCACTTCAGGTTTACCAGTTTCAGTAAATGCTTTTGGTTTCCACCCTTTAATCGCCATTAATCTATTAGCAATGTGTTCTCTACTATTTGGATTAAATATTTCTGTTTTATATTTCTGAACAGGTATTCCTTTTCGATAACCTTTACTTTTATTATCTCTTTTAGGAATAAATGTTCCTGTGAATTTTCTCCATTCACGAAATACTAGACTTAGCTTTTCTTCTAAGTCTAGTTTTCGCTTAGTAAGGATTTGGTATAGGTTCTCAGCAGAACTCTTATCAAACTTAATTCCATATCTTTCTTGTTTTCTAATCCAGTGTGCAAATCTATGTTCTAAATCAATTGCATCTTTACTATAATTTTGTTTTAGAATTGCTTCATAAAGTTTATGAGTTACTTCAACATCATTAGCACAATAATCTTCTAAATCTTTTGAATATGTTACGAATGCTTTATCACCCTGTTCTTCAGCATAAGCGCCTTTTCTTAATCCGAGACGATAACCCCATGCAGCTAATGAATGCCTTCCATATAGTTTTGGCGGTAAGTCTTTATATTTATAATCAGCTTCTTGTCTATTAGTCCAAATAAGTCTTGAACATAATAAGGTATCAAATAATTTGCTATCACATTTAAAGCCAAAAACCTTATTTAATGCAGGTATGTCATAACCTTGAATATTATGACCTATTAATAATTCTGCTTGTTTAAGTAGTTTTAAACCTTCTTCAAGATTGTCAGGATTATATCTATAGACTTTATTAGTCTCTATATCCTTAACGACAATACAATGAATACAATTTAAGTTTTCTAGAAAGCCATTGGCTTCCAAGTCGACTATTAGTTTCATAATTAAAATTTTTTAAATAACATTCTCCATAACCAAGAACGTGTTATGGAAACCACAGTAAAAATTAAAGCTATCCAAATGCTATCTAGTATGGTTGGTCGTAAATCGAAAATTGGAAAAATTAGCAACTGTATTAAAATCGCTAAAATAAAACCACTGCCTACATCAATGAGACTTTCGATTAAACTTCTCATTTGATTAATGTATTAGCGATACTGTGATTTTATCTGTACTGGGTAAAGTTGGTAAAACTGAATTGATTGCTTTTTCTATAATTGTTTTAGCTTCAACATCACCACACATTATGACTGGATAAACGTTGTCATATTTAATGGCATTATAGATTGCCTTCATTATTGTTTTACAAGTCTCATACACCAATTGCTGTTGCTGCTGAGACAGTTCTTTATAATCATCCTTTTCTACTAAAAAAGATAAAATAAATTTTGTTAATAGAGCATCATTCATCAAATTCACCTTCTGTTAATCTTCCAGTTTCTTCTGAGTAAACTAAGGTTGATGCAATACCTGTGTCTCCAAGATGTCTATTTTTTAAAACTCTTGCATACATAATATTGCTCTCAGTTTCGGATTGTTGATTTCTTTCAAAACCAATAACTGTATCTGACAATTGTGCCAGTGCATGACTTCCCCTTAAATGTGCTAGAGAAGTTTGATGTCCTTCTTCGTGTGAAGTTTTTCCTTCCACCCTTCTAAGATGGGAAACCACAACCATTGCAATTTTTAGTTCTTCAACAAGTTTACGAAGTCTAGTCATAGTATTATCTATTAACCTTCTCTCGTCTCCTTCTTGTAAACCAGAAATCACAATGGAAATATGGTCAAGGAAAACATAGCGACAATTTAATGCTGTAACCATATATCTAATACGATTAATTAAATCATCACTATCACTGGAACCAAAGTGGTCGTAAAAGAAAACTTTATCTTTTATTTTTAACCACTCAGAAACAATTTTGTCTTCAGGAATTTTCTTCCTGACTTCAGGATTATGTATTGGTGCATTCAATCCAATTGAAACTAAACCACGAATACTTCGCTTAACATTTTCTTCTAATGCAATGTAAGCTACGTTATGTCCTTTTAAAATAATATTATGTGCTAATTCTCTGCACACTAAAGATTTACCTGTGCCTGAACCTGCTGCAAGTAAAATTAATTCTCCAATTCTTATGCCTTGTAATTTTTTATTTAAACCATTCCAACAATAAGGAATGCTTTCAACATAATCATCTTTTAATAATAATTCTTTTGTATCAGAACCTTTTATAATTCCTTGTGGTGTGTATGATTTAGCTTCAAAGATAGCATTAATTATTTTTGCACCCTGACCTGTTGTTAATAATTCATTTGGGTCTTTAGCTTGAAGTTTTGCAATCTTAACTTTTCTGACTGGTAATAAATTTGCACATTCAATACTGGCTTTTAATCCTGCTTCATCATTATCAAACATTAAAATGATTTCTTCAAATTTAGATAACCATTCTAATTCTCTTGTAATATATTTTTTTGCTGAAGCTGAACCTGATGGAACACTACAAACAGGAAAACGATTGGATTGCACTTTGCTAACTGACATGCAATCAATTTCCCCTTCTGTTAAAATTATTTTACTTCGACTTCCGCCATCTCTCCAATTCTGTTGACCGAATAAAGTTATGTTTGAACTGTCTCCTAACCAAATAAATGATTTGTCAGGAAAACGAACATGTTGTGCTACTTTTTCGTAATTCTTATTAAAGTAATTAGCGATATGACAAGGTTTTCCATTATAAGAACCAGTCTCATAATTAAATATTCTACAAGTATTACTATCAATTTTTCTAGTTGGTAATGCTTCAGTAATACCTTCAATCATATTTGTTTTTTCCTTTGCTTTAATTGTTGTTGCTGCAGGTGCAGCTTGTTCGTCTGTGAATTTGTGAGTATGGCAACCGAAACAGTAAGTATGGTTTGTATATACTGCTAGGTTGTCTCGGCTACCACAGTCAGGACAAGGTGAATGTCTGATAAAATCAGATTTCTCCTGCTTCACGTAATTCATTTAAATCACCTTCAGACAGGATGCCTTCTTCCTGAAATTTATAATTAGGAATATCTTCGTTTAATAGATATTCTTTTACTTCAATACTTGGACAAAATTTATTTTTATCTAAATCTCTATGTCCAACTATTTTAGCTTCAGGATAATTTTTTACTAATTCGGTTAATAATTGTTTTAAACTTTCGAATTGTTCGCCAGTGTAATTGTCTTCTTCTTTTTTAACATTATCTTCTGCACAACCACCAACTAGACATATTCCAATTGAGTTATGATTATATTCTCTACAATGTGCAGCAATTTCATCAATGCCACGACCATTTTCAATATCACCATTTCTTCTAATAACTTTATGATAACCTATTTTTAACCACCCACGTTCTCTATGCCATCTATCTATTTCTTTGGCACCTATATCCATTGAAGGTCTAGTCTGTGAACAATGTATCACAATAAATTTAGTGGATTGTCTTGCCATCTTGTTTACTCCTTATTTCTATTAACCATTCTTTTGGGAAATTTTGTTTTGTTGATTGTATGCAGTGGTATTTGAAACCAAACATATCGCACCACTTGCCATATGTTGTTTTAGATTTTTTACCTATTCTTGTTTTAGAATTAGAAAAGATAAATCGAATATCATATTCAGGATGTTGTGCTTTAATTAACTTATGCTTTTTTCTATCTGCTGAATTAAAGTTTCCTTTAGCTTCTACAATAAAAGATTTCTTTATGGGAAAATCTGGTGTGTAGGTACGCTTCTGAGTGGGTTGGTCGAAAGTTATTTTGAGTGTCTCATATGAAAATGAAACGTTCTCGGATGAAAGGAAAGCGAAGATAACTTCTTCTAACCCACTCTTTAGCTTAATCTTTTCAGAAATCTGTACTTGTTTGTACTTCGGTCTCATTTGACTTAGTTTCTGAAAGATTATTCGGTGTTGAAG